GCACGACCTTCTTCACGATCGCCCAGATGAAGGCGTCGTGGTCGTCCTTGCGCCAGGAGATGAGGGCGTCGGTCGGGAGCTGGACGCAGTACGCGCGCGACGCCCCGAGGGCGTCCTCCTCCAAGAGGGTGGCCGGCACCGGCTGGCCATCGAGGGCTGGGAAGTCCACGAGCAGGTAGCTGCGACCGAGGACCAGGGCCTCGGTGAGCTGCCGTTGCAGGCACGTCGAGAGGGCCGTCCCGGTAAGGTCGGCATCGGCCTGGAGCGCCCGATAGTAGCCCTCATCCGACGGGAGCGTGCCGGGGGTCGAGGCGTCGTCGGCGTCTGCCGCAGGGAGCAGGGCCAGCGGGCTGGTGAACACCTCCGAGACGAAGCTGTCGGTGATCTCCGCGAGGTAGTTGATGTACCCGCAGCTCCGGAGCCGCTCTTGGTACCGCATCTGCGGCTCGTTGACGGCGCGAGGGAGGAACCGGGCTGCGTTGGCCTCGACCTCGTATCCGCCGCTGTAGAGAGTCCGCAGCTCGCAGTAGATGTCGCCCCGGTACTCGGGGGACGGCGCGGAAATGACCTTGTACGGGATGCCCACGATCGTGGTGGGCGATAGGTGGATTCGGCCGGTCGCTTGCCTGACGCGTTGAGATCGCCCAACTTGGCGGAATGTCGAAGCTCCCGTTTCGGTTCGAGGACTCGTCTGGAGTTGTGGGGCACGCGCTCATCGTTCAAGGAGTCGATACCGCGCTTCACGCAGTCGAGCGCGGTACGCCGCAGATCCGTGTGGTTTCGCCCGACCCCGCGCTGAGTCGTTGGCTGTTCGAGAAGGCCAAGACGGCGCAAATTCAGATCAAGTTTGACCTGATCGACAAGGGCAAGCGCCTTCGATATGAGTTGAAGGGCTGGGTCGGGACGGTGAATCCAGACTCGACCTTCTGCGACCTCAACATCGACTGGGTGGGGACGATCAAGGACGGAATCTAGTCACGCGACGTAACCCCCGAGGTCACGCGTCGTCACGCCGCCCAGCATCAGGTCGGTCAAGCTATATACGAGGGCATCCATCCGGTCGGGGCTCTTGCGGGCGACCTGCGGGCTGTAGCCCGTCATCTCCAGCTCAAGCTCGTCGTGGACCCCCACGTGGTGCACGTGGCCGCGCTGGTAGAGGGTCGCCACGGGCTCGGCCCTGGAGAACTTCCCCTTCGACGCGTGGATCGTCGTGATCGGAAGGAACCCCGAGACGGCCCGGAGGTTCTGCGTCACGAGGTCGCCGCCCTGGTTGCGCTCGACGATCACACGGTCGGCACGCCACCGATGGAAGGCGTCGACGACCTTCCGGGCCCATTCGACGGGGGAGTAGCGGCCCGAGAGGTCCTCCAGGACGTACCCGTGCCGCTTCTCGTCGATGCCGCACACGATGATCCCGGTGAGGTCGCTGTCCTCGTTCTGGGTGACGGCGGGGTCGACGCCGATGACGATCCGTACGAGCTGCGGGGCCTGGGTGACCCTGCGCTCGTGGATGTCCTCCTTGAGGCGCCAGAGCGCGCCCAGGATGTCGTCGAGCACGAGGCCCTCGATCTCCTGCCGCCAGAGCCGGGTGCCCCGGTACTCGCGTTCGATCGCTTCCAGGAACGAGGCCGGGAGGTTGGCCTTGTTGTCGAAGGTCTTGCCGCGCGTGATCACCGTGCCGGACTTCACGTCGGTCGCGGCGGTCACGAGCCGCTTGATGAGGTTCGTCGGCCTCGGGGTCGTCGAGACGTACGTTCGGGGATGAGGGCCGGCACGCAGGGCGAGCTGGAGGTTCGACCAGATTTCGTCGCCCCCGTTGGGGTACATCGCCAACTCGTCGCACCAGACGGCGTCGAGGTTGTGCCCGCGGGGGCAGTCGGCCTCCTCGGCCGTGAGGCACACGGCCACGGCACCGTTCCTGAACTCGATCCGCCGCTTCGACGGAAGGTACGTCGGCCTCTGCGACGGCGGGAAGGCGTTGAGGATGCCGGAGGGGCCCTTGATGATGATGTCGCGGACGTCCGCGATCGTCGGGGCGCAGAGCCCGATCATGCGGGCCGAGCCGTCCTCCACGATCGAACGGACCCACCCGGCGCCGCTCGCCGTCTTGCCGGCACCGCGGCCCGCCAAGTAGAGCCACGTCCGCCAACCCCCATCGGGCGGGAGCTGCTCGGGACGGGCCGTGAGCCTCCAGTCGTAGAGCAGCTCCTCGACCAGGGCGGCCGGAAGCTCACGTACGAGTGCTCGCCGTGCGTCTGGTGAGAGACGACGCACTCGATCGATCAGCTCGATGGGGATCCGAGACGACACCTACAGGATGCGCGGCGACAAGAGGGCTACGCGGCGTCGTCCGGATCGCCGGTGTCGTCGTCGGGATCGTCGTCGTCTTCGTTCGCGGGGGCCGGCGTGACCGGGAGCGAATCGAGCTTGGCTTCCAGGACGCTCTTGAGGTCCTGCTCGACCTGCGCGGCTTCTTCTGCAGGGAGCGGCGTGCCGCGGATGGTGAAGCGCAGCTTGGTGTCGAGAACCTTGCGGTACTGCTCGACGAGCTTGATCCAGAAACGAGGCCGGACGTAGTGGAACTCCATCGCCTCTTCGAGCTGCGCCGTGACCTTCGCCAGCCTGGTGAGGTCGGCGGTCGCATCCTTCGCGACGGCCTGGGCGATCGCCTCCTCGACGGCCTGGGCCCTAATTTCCCGGTGGCGGCGGAGGAACGTGCGGACCGTGGCAGGGTGCACGTTCAGCTTGTGCTCGTCGGCGAGCCTGTTGCTGATCGCGGTCGTGCTGTACCCGTCGCGCATCATTTCGAGCACGATCGGTTCGAGGTTCGGGCTGATCTTGTTGCCGCCGCCCTTGCGCTTTGCCGCGACGGCCAGCTCCTCGTCACCGACCTCACGCTCCTCACCGAGCGGCTTCATCGGCTCCATGGGCTTCGTGTGGGTGCTGCCGGGGCTACCGGGGGCACGTCCAGGGATGCCGGCCATCAGCCCCTCACCTTGAAGTAGGCGACGACGATCGCGCCCAGGGTCGTGATGAGGGCCGTGCCGATCGACACCCACGCCGCGGTCTTCTTCGACTGCGTGGCGTTCGCCGTCTTGATCGCCTCGACGGCAAGATCGAGGTTGGCGCCCTGGCGCTCCTCGACCCGATCGATCCGTGCGTGCAGGTGGTCGAAGTGCACGCCGACCTCGGCCCGCAGATCCTCGATGGGGTCGGCGTCCGGGACGGGGTGCAGCGGGTAGGGCGGGGAGGGAGCGGGTGCAGGCGTCGGCGGCATCTCGTAGATGCGCGACGACAAGAGGATCTAACGATCCTCCTCGCCCAACGCAGGGTCGCCCGCGCCGGGGATGCTCTGCACGTGTTCCTGCGCGAACATCCACGCACGCTGCACGACCCACGAGAAGGAACGATCGAGGCGAGCGGCCTCGGCCTCGATCGCTTCGAGCATCTCCGGGGGGAAGTACATGGTGCGCTTCGACTTGTTGCGGGGGTCGCTCACGTTGCGGCCTCCGGGTCGGCGTACACGTCGAGGATCGAGAACAGGTAGGCGTCGAAGGCCGCCTCGTCTTGGGGGTCGCGGCTCCCAGCGAGGTACCGATCGACGGCGTCGGCCTCGTCGGCCGCGGGCTTGGTCTCGTGGATGGCGATGGTGAGGTCCGTCATCGTGACGGCGTCGGTACACCGAAGACCACCACGTGCCCGTCCGCCCGAAGCCGTCGGGCGTGGAGGTCGGGGTCTGCGAAGTAGCACTGGCCCCGGGGCCTCTTGCCGTCGTGCCAGTCGATCTCGAAGCTGCACCGGCGTCCGGCATCGCGCTCACCCGTCACCGTGATCGTGAACGTCATGCCCTCGCGGGGGTAGGCGCTCACCGGGCGACGGCCCCCAGGCCGGTCTCCAGCAGCAGCCGGTGCACGAGGTCCTCGGCAGGGAGCCGGTGGATCGCCGGCATCCGCCGGAGGTAGTGCCGGGCGATCCGCACCCGGACCTCGTCGAGCCGATGACGGGTGCCCGCCGTTGCGAGGGCCGCCGCGACCTCGATCGCCGCCTCGGGGCTCATCGTGCGATCTTCAGCGTGACGATCGACGCCAGCATCTGCTCCGTGGGGATCGCGTCGAGGTACGTCACGAACACGAGCTTGCCGCCCGTGACGACGACCCAGCGCTCCCAGGTCGCATCAGGGCCGTGCATCGTCACGCGGTACCCGGGCGTGCCCGAGACCGGGGTGGGTTCCCACGAGTAGGTCCAGCCGAAGCTCGGGATCCCCGGGGTCGGGTCGAGGTGGCCCCGGTAGTCGTCCAGGGTTCCGGCGTAGCTCCCCGAGTCGATCTCCAGGACGAGCGTGTCGTCGGGAGCCGCGAGGACGACCCTCTCGGGCACGACATCACGACGGACCTCGTGCAGCCCGGGGGGCGCCACGAGGCACCACGACGGCCCCCGAACCGACGCCAGGGGGCACGGCCGCTTGATCATGAGGGTCGAGATCGCCGTCTCCGTCGTGGCGAAGTCGAACATGTGCTCGTCGAACGTCACGACGAGCAGCAGCCCGTCGTGGAGCACGACGTACCGGCGGAGTGGCTCGACCAGGGCTGCGATGCCGCCCGGGTACCCGGCAAACGTCCGCTTCGAGGTCGTGACGAGCTGGCGGTGCTCAGGGTCCAACGACGTGAGGTAGTCGTCGACCGACCCGACGTAGGCGACCTGCTCGACCTCGATGCCCTTGAGGGTGACGGTCTCGGGGTCGGTCGTCCGGGTGAGGACGGTCGGGGGCTGGACCGGGGGACGGAAGCTCCAGCCGTCACCGCAGACGTAGGCCGGGGGGCAGCGGTCGGCGTCCTGGGTGGGGGTCGGGGTGCTTCCGCAGCCGAACAGGGCGAGGACGACGGCGAGGATCAGGGCGAGGGCGGGCATCGGGATGTCTCCCGGATCGTCGCCGTATGCCAACGGAGGCGATCCTGCTGAGGATGGGAACGAACGCATACCACGGGAAAACAAGGGGAAAGCTACGTGCCGAAGTGAAGCTCCAGGGGGGCGAACGCCGCCGCAGCCTCGTCCGTAGAGAGCGGGATGGCGCCGTACATCTCTACGGACCCATCGGCGCGGACGATGAGGCGGCCCCCCGCCGAGGGGTCCACCACGAGCCGGAGGATCTGCCGGCGGTCCGCGAACGTGGCGTCACGAAGCCGTTCGGCGAGGCGGGACGCCTGCTGCTCGATGGTCCGCCGGGCCCGGCGGGTGACCTGCATGTCGGCGAGGTTCGAGGTGGCGATCCTCCGGTTGTTCTCCGTCGCCTTCCGCTCCTTGGCGATCTCGTCGAGGGTCGTCTCCGCCTCCTCCTCGGTGATCATCCCGGCACGCTCGCGGCGCTGGACCGTGGCCACGGACTTGGTGAGCTGGTCGAGCCTACGGTCGCAGTCGGCGACCCGCTTCTCCCAGTCGATGCCCGGGTCGCCCTCCTCGCGGACCGCCTCGCATGCCTCACGAAGAAGAACCGGATCCGAGAGGACGTCCGCGAGCCGGGACCAGACGGCAGCATCGAGGGGGTCGACCCGGTGGTGACGTTGCCCGCAAGGGCCATCGAGCCCCATCTTCCTGTACTGGTTCGTCGTCGAGCAGCGGTAGTACGCGTATTTGTGGTGACCCGTGCTCCGGGGGTTGCACGTCCACATCGCCCGCCCGCAGACGCCGCACTTGAGGATGTTCGCGAGGAGGTAGTTCGCCTGCCCCTGCCACACGCGCTCCGACCGGCGCGACGTGATGGCCCTCTGCGCCGCCTCCCACGTCTCGGCGTCAACGATGGCCGGGATCTTCACCTTGGGGTGGTTTGGGAACACGCCCTTGTAGAGGGGGCTGCGCAGGAGCTTGGTGATCGTCGATGCCGCGAAGCGGGAGCCCGCACGGGTACGGACCGCTTCGAGGTCGAGGTCGTCGACGATCTGCCCGATGCCGTCCTCGATCGCCTGGACGTAGATGCGGCGGATGATCTCCGCCTCGTCGGAGACCTCGACGAACTGCCCGATCGACTTCCGGGCCGCGTCGGACGGCGTCACCCACCGCAGGCCGTAGGGGTTCTTGCTCGGCGGCCTACGGCCTTCCTCCTTGGCCTGCCGCTTCCCGCGCTGGGTCCGGGACTTGATCTTCTTCGCCTCGTACGCGTTGAACTCGGAGACGAGCCCCACGAGCATCGCGTTCTCGGGGTTGTCGAGGTCGACGACGCCGCCCGCCGGGGTGGCGAGGAGGATCCCGGCACGACGGAGCCGCTCGTAGACGATGGCCCTCTCGACCCGATCGTCGGCCCTCGTGAGGCGATCGAGGTCGATCACCAAGAGGACGTCGTAGTCGTGCTTCTCACCACGCTGGAGGACGGCCTTGAAGATCTCGCGCTCGGCCAACGTGAGGTACACGGCGGAGACGCCGTCCTCCTTCTCGATGCCGACGACGATCCAGCCCATGCGGGCCGCGTACTCGGGTAGCTCCCGAAGCTGGCTCTCGATCGTCTTGGTGTCGCGCTGATCGGGGCTGGAGACGCGCGCGAAGATCAAGCACCGGAGCGGGCCCTCCGGTGCGACCCGGGGGGCAGGGGCCGGCGCCTTCTTCCTGCGGGCCATCACTCACCTCCGAGCAGGCGGGCAAGCGCCTGGACGATGCGGGCACGGTGCGCCGCGTTGGGCTGCTTCGGCCCGCCGTAGGAGACCCCGAGGCGCCGAAGGGCCGTCCAGAACCAGGGCTCCGACAGGCGACCGGCCTCGACATCGGCAGCGGGGATGTCGATCAGGCCGTCCGCGTGGAGCAACGTGATCGACCCGTCGAGGTGGATGCAGGCTCGACCACGGATCCGGTGCATGCCTTCAGCAGGGCATTGGTTTTTGCGACTTGCAATCGATCCGGCGGGCATTCCGGCTAGTACACCGCCGGGCCCGTCTTCCGCCCCATGTTCGTTGCTCATGGCCTACGTACGGGGGCAGGGGGTCGCCGGTCCATTTCTGAATCGCTGGGAGCCCGGGCCGTCCAATCGCTCATGGGTGATCAGGAGAGGGCGGGACGTCCGGTCGAGCAGAGCCCGAAGGTGCCCCTGGTCGCCAAGCTCGTGGCGTTCGGCATGCTCAGCATGCTGGGCGGGTTCGTCGTGGGGTCGCGGCACGCTGAGAATCAGGCCAGCACGCTCGCAGGCGACAAGGGGATGGACCGCACCCTCTGCATCTCAGAGTGCAATCTCGATCGCACGACGTGCCAGGGGATGTGCCCGCTGCGTCGCGACGGGGAGGCCGAGTGCCACGCCGGTTGCTCCGACGGCTACCAGGTCTGCGTGCAGGTCTGCGGAGGCGCCTCCCCGGGCCAGGCGGCCCAGCGCTCGACGCCGATCGGCGAGGGGCCACGCGGGGCGCTTCTGGGCGCACTGCCGCCGAAGTGATCGGCCAGGCTCCCGCCTACAGGACCTTTCAGGGCACTACAGGACCTTTCACGGGGCCGCCCACGACGCCCTCACGTCGCTCCAGGGCTCGCCCGTCCAGGTTACCTTCACCGTGGCCCCCTTCATGCGCGAGAGGGCCTTCCTCAACGTCTTGAGGGCCAGCTCGGGGGTCCAGCGGATGGACGTCGTGTACGTGTCCCGGACCGGCGCGAGCCACTGGACGGGGGCTCGGGCATCTCGGGCGAGTTCCTGCGCGAGCAGGCGGAGGACCGTCTCGGCGGGGATGATCTCCACGATGCGGGCGGCGGCCATCTAGGCGGGCTCCCGAACGGTGCGGAGCATGGCCCTCAGGGCGGCGGTCGAGTCCCGCAGCTCGTCGAGGGCGGCGATGTCGGCTTCGCCGTGCGGCTCGTTCAGGCGGCCGGCCCGCTGCTTGGCGCCGAAGGTGTCGATGACGACCCCCATCGCCCGATCCCAGCGCTGATACGCGGCCAAGAAGTTGTCGGTGATGCCGAGCCGCTCGGTGCGTTGGTAGAGGTCGTGTGTCTCCATGGTGCCCCGCTACACCGGGGCGATTCCAGGCCGCCCCGTGACCTAGCGCATGGATTAGAGGGCTAGGCGAGGGCATCGGGGCGGGCGTACGGTCGAGGCATGAAGATCGTTCCCGCCAAGGATCTCGCCTACCCGCTGAAGCCTTGCCCCCAGTGCCGTGACCGGGCGCAGCGCCTACTCGTGGCTCGGAATCGTCCGGTGCTGCTTGATGATGACGGCAGCGCCTACTGCGAGCCTCACGCCTGTGCGGCTGCGCCTCTCTTCGCGACGACGTTGGCCGCCTACGAGAGCTACACGGGTCAACTCCGCGAATTGTGCCGCAACGGGGCGATCACCCACGAAGCCATGCGGGACTACTTCGAGATGATCGGGGACCTTGCTCGCACGGAGTAGGTTTCCGGCCCTCTTGCTAGTCGGCAAGCATCCGAGCGATCTGCGTCGTGGCGAAGGGCGTCCCCTTGCGGGTCGTGTAGCCCTCCTCCGTGATGCGCTGGGTGATGCGTCGCAGGCCGAGGCCCTCGCCCTTGAGGGCCTTGGCCCTGGCGATGATCGACGCCTCCCAGAGGTCGTCTACAAGGTGGACGCCGTCCTCGGCCAGCGCCTTGCCGTAGGGGACGTTGCGCCCGAGGCGTTCGTTGTTGGCCCGCTTCAGGGCCATGGCCTCGGTCGTGCGCTCCACGATGGTCTCCCTTTCCCACTGGCCCACCGTGACGAGGATGTTCAAGACCATCCGGCCCGAGGCGCTGCGGGTGTCGATCTGCTCTGCGACCGAGAACAGGGCCGAGCCCTCCTCACCGCCGAAGTGATCGGAGATCAGGTCGCCGAGGTCTCGAACCGACCTCGTGAGGCGATCGAGCTTGGCGACCACGAGACCCTCGGCCCGGCCGTCGTCCAGCGCTTCAAGCGCACGACGTAGGCCCCGCCGCCCGAGGTCCTTGCCCGAGGCGGCGTCCTGCTCCCAGCCCACCACGTCGAGGCCGTAGAGGGCCGCGTAGGCCGTGATCCGGTCCCGCTGGACCTCCAGGCTGATGCCGTCCTCGGCCTGACCGGGGGTGGAGCAGCGCAGGTAGGCGATCACACGGGTCGGGCGGGATGTCGGAGCCATGGGGAACCAATAGGCACGGCCGAAGTTGTGTCAACCTACCGACCGGGACGTGTACACGTCCGGCGCCGTGGTGGTCCGGGGCTTCAGTCAACGAGTCAACGGCCCTCGGGCCGTGTGCTCCAATCGGGGGTCGGGTCAGGGTTGGGTGCCGGCTATCCCACACGTCGGGATCGTGGGGTGGGTGTAGGTCGGCAATAAGTGAAACAGATGTTCCGCGCGCAACCAAAACCGCGTGTGAGGTTCGGCGGCTCGGCGGGGCTCGAAGGGCTACTTGCCGAACGTGTTCGCCATGTGCGCGCCGATCATCCAGGCGAGCTTCTGGCCGGCGTTGAGATACGAGGGCGGGAGCAAGACGACGGGCTTCGGGGCCGGCGGTGAGGCGGGCTTGTTCAAGTGCTCGATGCACTGCTGCCACGCCACCAGGGCGCGCTTTGCCTCTTCGAGCTTGCGGCGGTGCTCGCTGGCGACCTTCTCGAACGTGGTCGCTGGCGCGTGCTCGCCGTGTTTCCGGTGATGTCCGGCGTTCCCCTCCAGGTCGCGGATCTTGGCGGTGAGCTTCGCCACCTCGGCGAACTTGGCGGCGTAGCGTTGCAGGGCGAACCGCTCGAACTGCGCCTTGGGCTACCGGGAAAAATCGAATGTTACGGGAGGCATGGGGGAGTTGGACATCCGGATAGGGTAAGCACCCAGCTCTTGCGCGCCAGGCCGCACCACACGCCGGGGCGAGGAAACGCCGGCAGCACGACCATGGAGCGCGACCTTGCAGCGCGACCGTGGAACGCCGGCCCCGGCCCCTACGCGGGACGCGCCTTCGGCGCGTCGGATGCGTCCAGGCGTCGGCGAGGTCTGGGAGCTGTCCTCTGAGGCGTTGTTCCCTGGAGATGTCCTCTGAGGCGTTCCCTGAGGTCTGGGTTTTCTGAGGCGCTGTTCTACGAGGACTCCCCTTCTGAGGTTCTCGACCTCTGAGGTCCTCCTCTCTTCAGTCTCCCAGCTCGCCAGCTCGCCGGACGCTGCCACCCTTAAAGGGGGTGGCGAGCTGGCGAACTGGTGACCCCCGACCTCGCCGACATGGATCGGCGAGCTGCGGCGAGCTGGCGAGCTGCGAGAAATCAAGCGTTTGACCTCGCCGACCCCTCGGCGAGGTGAATGGCCATTCAGCTCGCCGCCACCTCGCCGAAATCGGTCAGCTCGCCGGCGAGCTGGGACGCCCTAGTTGCCTACATCCTCATACCCGACTCGGGAGGAATCGCTCGTCGATCTCTCTCCCGATGTCGAACGTGCTCGTCCAGCCCCTATCGGGCGTCCCCTCCGGTGTACCGGCCTGCATACGAAATCTACTTATCGGATTCCGTATGACAGGAGGCACGGCAAATGGACGACTCGAACACGGCACTGATGACTGCGCACGAGGTGGTGGGGGGATGCCTATCGGTCCTCAAGACCAATGAGCTGGTGGACCTGTTGGCGTACCTGGTGTCGCGGCACCCGGGTAGCACGCAGCACCGGATCGCGGCGGCGGCCCTGGTCCTGGGGCTGCGGCAGTTCAAGGCCGACGATGGCGTGGCGTTGGCCTCGATCGCCGAGCTGCGGGCCTCGTCGGTATCCAGGCGCAAGGCGCGGCACGCGGCCGTCACCCAGGCCCGGGAGCGTGCCAAGGAGCAGGCCAAGGCCAAGGCATCCGAGTGACCCCCAACGGGATCAAATCAGAAGTCGGCCCCCGTGCGCCGCAAGCGGGAGACCCCGCAGCACGACCCCCAATGAGGGACGGCAGCCGGATCAGGGGCTGCCGTTCCTGGGTCGAGGTCGAGAGTGTCTAACTACATCAAGCAAGCGAATCAACCGACTACCGACTACGCCGACGAGGGACGTCTATCGGCCAAGGCGCTGTTGCGCTCCGTGATCGAGTACACCGACATCACGGGCGAGGCGAAGGTCAGTCTCGACAACCTGCGGTTCAACTGGGAGCGCCTGGCGGCGGCGGTGACCTCGGGGGCCCTGGTCATCGGCCGTGGCGACGACCTGATGATCTTCAAGATCATCGAGACGCACGTGGCGACGTACGACGAGGTGCCGTCGTCGGCGACGATCCACACGGCGTGCAACGGCGATGTCGAGGTCGAGGAGCGCCTCAAGGACCTCCGAGAGGTTTCGCCGCTCATCCGGACGAACTTCCAGTACCACCTCGACATGGCGTGCGCGACGGAGCGCCAGATCCAGTTGGCGGTGATGGGGCGCAAGCTCCAGACGATCGCCACCAAGGGGCTTGAGGTCGTCGATGGCAAGAGGAAGACGACCCTCAAGGGCGAGGCCGACGGCGTCAAGTTCATCAAGGAGCAGCTCGCTACGTTCGAGGAGGCGGCGCAGTCGAGCATCATCACGATGAGCGCGGCGGACATCCTGGAGCCGCTGCCGCTGCCGACGTGGCTCTGCAAGGGCCTCCGGCTCTCGCCCCTCGTCGGCACGGTGATGCTCGCGGGGTACGGCGACAGCGGCAAGACGATGTTCGCGCAGTACCTGGCCCTCTGCGTCTGCTCGGGCCAGCCCGTGTTCGGCCTGCACGAGGTCACGCAGGGGCGAGTTCTACACCTCGACTTCGAGCAGGGCGGGTACCTCACGCGTGAGCGCTACCAGCGCCTCTGTCGTGGCATGGGGATCGACGTCCAGAGGTTGATCGCCGAGGACCGCCTTCGGCTCGCGAACTTCCCGACGCAGAAGATCGACGACCCGGCCACCGAGGCCCTGCTCCGCACGACCCTCAAGAACTTCGACCTCGTGATCATCGACTCGTTTCGTGCGGCATCACCCTCGACCGAGGAGAACTCCAGCGAGGCCCGCGTGCCCCTCGACATGCTCTCCCGGGTCGCGGGCGAGCGGTGCCTCCCGCTCGTTATTCATCACAGTCGCAAGCCGACGAAGGACCAGGCGGGCTCGGCGCGCATGATGATCCGAGGCTCCTCGGCCCTCTACGACGCCCTCGGGGGGTGCTACGTCGCCGACCGCCGTGATGACGGCGTGGTGGCCCTCACGCACGAAAAGGAGCGTCTCCGCGGCTCGAAGCTCGCCCCGATGGCGTACAAGATCGTGGACGTCGGCGACCCCACGATCGCGAACCCCATGGGCGACGATCTCCGATGGGGGTTGCGCATCGACCTCGTGCCGGAGGGCGCCGCCGAGTCGCAGGAGGATGTCGCGCACTGCTCGATGGTGCTCGACATCATCGTGAAGAACCCCGGGCTGTCGGCCAGCGGGATTGAGGATCGGGCGAAGGACATCAGCCGCTCGGCCCTACGTGGCGTCGTCGCGCACCTCGTCGACACGGATCACGTGAAGGTCTCGATCGGGGCGAGAGGCGCGCGGGTGCACACGGCCCTCAAGGACGCCTACGTGCCGAAGCCGACTGGCATGGAGTCCGAGGATCACTACGCCAGCGTTATGAATGACGTCTGAGCGACTCGACCCCCAAGATCATATCCAGATGTAGATCGGATAGAATCTCCCCATAGCAC